AATTTAATTGCAAGGTTATAATCATCTACTCCTTGTTTACCTGCCTTTGTTCCTAGATAACCTTTAACTTCATCATATCTGCGTCTAGGAAGTTTATGCATATTAAAACCTTTCTTAGATATAATGTCTGATTCTATTTCTTTAAATTCTTTTCTTAGTTTGCTGTGTTTGTCTTTATTTAAAAACTGATTAACAACAGTAAAGGCATGGATAGAATCATCACTGTCAATATTTCTTTTAACAGTTCTTACATTCATTTCATATTCTGATGCAGGATATTTTTTTTGTAGTTGTTTCTTTGTAATTTCTGCAGTTGCTTTAGACACATGAGATGAAGTATCTATTAATTTACCAGTAGATTTTTCTTTAATAAATATTCTGTAGTTGCCTGTAAATATGTGTGGGAAAAAGTTAGGTCTTCTTGCTATGGGGTCTATTCTATAACCACCATATTCTTTAGCCATAGCATTGTATAATTTTCTTCCTGTTTCAAAACCATTCATGATGTCTTTATATGCTAATATTTGGTCATCATTTAAGGCTAATTGTTTTAAATAAGAATCAGTTACATTTCCGTCTACGTCAAATTTATCGTACACTCTATCTTTTTTAGGAACTTCTATAAACTTTGCGTATTCAGATTCTAT